GTAGACGTAAAGTCAGGTACTGCAATCACAGCAGCAGGTATTCAGTATATTCGCTGGAACATAGAAGTAGCTGCGGATCAGCCAGTACTTCCACTACTTAATAAATGCCGTGTAGTATTCACTACTACAAATGCAGGCGATGCAGTTACAATAGATCTCTGTGAAGTTTTACAAGAGCTGTAATATAACAAGCCACAATGGTGATATATGTCACAGGATAAACTGCTAGCTCTAGCCCTAGAGCGCCTTGAGTCTATTCGACGCAAGGAAGCTTTCGATCCTGCACACTTAGACTCCAGACCTACTACTTCTCAACAGCAGTTCTTCGACGATTTCGGACAGTATAAGCAATATTACTTGCGGGCCGGTAACCAGTCTGGCAAATCTCAGACAGCAGCCCGCATGCTAACGCAGATACTCCTAGAAGACCATCCACTTGTTACTAAAAGACGAGCAGAGGCCGGTCAGCAGGGTTGGGGAAATGAGCCCCTTCTTGCAATCGTGGCAGGCCGTACCGGAAAGCAGCTAGAAGATTCGCTTCTCCCGAAGATTCGCAGCTACCTAGAGCCGGGAACCTACAAGGAAGTTCGACAAGGTAACGCTATACAACGTCTCGAACTAGATAACGGAAACAGAATTGTGTTCCAATCCCTAGAAAATCCAAACACAGCACGTGAAAGGTTGCAATCTTACGTTGCCCATATTACTTGGGTAGACGAATTGCCACCAACTCTCGATCTTATTCGAGAAGTTTTGGTCCGTACCCAGGCTAGGAATGGATATTCTATATTCTCATTTACACCCCTTACGGTTAACGTAGCTATTCAGAGGTTTGTAGACTCGATTGAGCCACCAGAAGGCAAGGTTTACCGCTTTCGAATGTTGGACAACCCACTATACTCCGACCCGACACGGCGTGACGAGCTAGTTCGACGGTATTCCCACCTGCCCGAGTACCAGATACGAGCCATCTTCGAAGGTGACTGGATGACGGCAGACGATCAGGTGTACCACTTCGACTATTCAACTATGGTAGGGATGCCGGAGGGTTACAGTCCCATGTGGAGACATGTAGAGGCAGTAGATCCGGCAATTAGTTCGGCCACAGGGCTGACAATCTGGGCAGAAAACCCAAATACTTCTGTATGGTACTGCGTAGTTGCAGAATATATCAAAGGAATTCAAGTACCTACAGACATTGTTAAGGCCGTCCAGCATTTTACCTCGAAGATAAATGTGGTTAGACGTGTGTCCGACTACGCCCCCTGGTATGTCAACACGGCATCCTCGATGGGTGTCACATATATGACAGTTGACTGTAAAAATACAAACAGAAAAGAAGAGCTTATCAAGAATCTACAGGAATCCCTAGGCACTCGGATGATCTTAACTCCGTTGTGTACAGATTTAATTGACGAGATTCAAGATTGCCGCTGGTCTAATAGAGGCGAAGGTAAGATAGTAAATTCAAGTAGTTACCATCTCCTAGACTCGGCGCAGTATGCCAGAGATGTTCTACCTGCAGCAGAGAAAAAACTTCAATCCTTTACAGTAGATCAATGGTATGCTAATCTATTACAAGCTAACGAGAAGCGTAAGCAACTCGAGGAAAAGGCTGTAGAAAAACTAGCAAAACCCCGGGGAAGACCTGTACGGATTAAGCGAGGTGTCATGTGGCGGTAGTCTGGCTCTATGTACTTACGATCCTCATGCCGGTAAACTTCTTAATTTTTAAGAGGATTGCCGACGAACGGAAGAAAAATAAGAAGATTCTTCTGTTGATGTGGCGATATCAATCTCGGAGGTAATATGCAAGTTAAGATCATGGTAGGCACAGAGCCACCTTCCAAAGAAAAAACTAAAGAGTGTGCTTGTAAGGATGACTTGCCAAGCATTGAGGAAGAAGTAAGAGAAGCCATTGATTTAATTGAGTCCGGCCACGATTCCTATATGGAATGGAAGCTACTTAATAAACTGGCTAAAGAACTTAGAACTCGCAAGGATGCTAGAAGTAAGAATTTAATGGAAATGATTGATCCCGTACTACAGAAATACGGACTACATGGGGTATCCGAGGAGAGCGACTGAGATGGCACTCAAGATTAGTATTTGGAATAACGACAAGGCCCGAGCTGAAATCATGAAGCGGTGGAATAATGCCGTTCGAGATCGTTCAGTACACGAGGCTATTTGGCGTCAGAACGAACGTACGATATATTCTTCTCTAGGTACACGTAACTCCCTGTCTACAAATATGACAATGGACTTCCCGCTAACTGAAGTTCTTTCTAACATCGACCAGTCTAATGCAGACGTGTCGACAAGTTATGTAATGAAGAATCTTCGTTTCATCCATGCACAAATGTCCAGTAACCCGCCAATGATTGCCGTCCGTCCTCAGACTTCCGATCAGGATGACCAGAGAAAGGCCGATGCTGCAGACCGTATCGTGCGTTGGGCACTGCGTAAGTATCAGCTGCAGGACAAGTTCGACCAAGTAAATCTTATGGCTCTGGTCTACGGAACTGGTCTAATGAAGACTATCTGGGATTCTTCGAAGGGCGACATCATTGAAGCTAACTTGGAAACCGGAGAGCTCACGCTCGAAGGTGACATAGATATTACTATTCCGACTACCTGGAACGTATTTATAGATCCAGATGCTCGCAGCTGGGATGACGTCAAGTGGGTAATCGAACGTATATACATCGACTACGAAGAAGCTGTATCCCGCTGGCCGGAGAAGCGTGACGAGCTGGATCAAGCTCGTGTGCAGGAAAAGACTCCGACTTCTACGGGAATGCAAACTGAGCTTCGAGACATGCACTACAATTCAGTAGAGCTTCTAGAATACTGGGAAACAGGACTTCCTACTAATGGCTACTTGGGCCGCTACTGTATTACTACCACTACGGGAGAAGTTATAGAGTCTCCACGTCCAAGTCCATTCCGTTTCAAGAGACAAGGTGCTGCTTCCAGAATCGAAGCATCAGATCTTCCAGACGAAGTAAAGGCTGCACGCATAGAGAAGTTGCCAGAACAAGCTTCTCTTCCATATCACTTTATCACAGATCTCGACGTGCCTAATACTCTGTGGGGTAAGTCAGCAGTTGAGTATGCAATGACTTTGCAGAATAACTTAAACCGCCTAGACGCCAACAGGCTAGACAATATCCAGGCTCACGGCGCAGCTCGTATGATCTTACCGGAATCTGCAGAGATTGCAGAAGATGCTCTGGGCAACTCTCCGTGGGACGTAATCAAGATCACAGGCAATCAGCCTCCATACTTTATGTCTGCACCTCAGCTTCTACCAGAACTGTCCAGCGAACGGATAAATTACATCCAAGGCATCAATGATGTTATGGGCGTCAATGAGTCCATGTTTGGTCAGCAGTCTCGTGAGCAGTCCGGCGCATCCATGCAGTACGCCACAAACCAAGGTAACATGATCCGCCACAGGCTCTTCAATAAGTATGTAGCTTGTGTAGAATCCGTATATAAGTCTCTACTAAACTTGGCCCGCAAGCACTGGTCTATCAGCCGCACCATTCACGTGCTCGGCAAGGAACAAGCCCTAGAAGCTACCGATGTCAAGGGTATGGATATCGACGGAGGCTTTGACGTAGTAGGTGAGTACGGCACTACGCTATCTCTCGACCCTATTACCCGTCAGCAACAGATCATCACACTGCAGCCTCTCTTTGAGAAAGCCGGTGTAGATAGCCGTGTACTTCTGAAGAAGCTACGGCTCAATGACCTCGAAGGTATATTCGACGACTTCGAATTGGCTGGCCACAGACAGAAAGAGATCTTCGACGAGATGATTGCAACCAATATATACATCCCGCCCGAAGAGCAAATGGATCACGAGAACATGATGGCGTGGTCTCTACGCTACTTCATGACTCAAGAGTTTACTGCTCTGCCAGCAGAAACCAAGTCACTACTCAAGCAGCACAATAAGGATCGGGCCGCTCTAGCATCCCAGGAGAAATCAGCAGGCGGAGCTCCCGCAACACCAGCCGCACCGGAAGCAGGCATGATGCCTCCTCCTCCGGGACCGATACCGGGACAGTAAGTTAGCATTCTACAAACATACTGGGATTTGTAGATGCCACAGAATCATGCTAAACTTGTGGCAGTAGTAAGGTAGGTAAAATGATTACTCGTGACGAAATTCTAATGGGCCGAGACAAGCAGTTTCCCATCGACGGTGTGATGGAAAAGAATTTGGAAAAGTTACTGCGTGGAGTGAACAAATTTCGTGCAGTCTACGGCAAGCCAATGAAGGTAACATCAGGCTACCGTCCGGCAGCCATTAACGCTACCGTTAAGGGAGCGGCTAAGA